GCGGTCGTACAGCGTGACGATTCGGGTGCCGTCCGGCGCTTCTGCGGCGTCCTGGCGCAGCTGTGCCGCATCGGCTTTGGTGAGTACGTCGAATTCGCCATCGATGACCGACTCGATGGCCTCGGCCCAGAGCTTGGCGGCCTGGCCGATCATTTCCTGCGCTTGGTCTTCAGGCATACCGGTCGCCCGGAAGCCGGGAATCGGAATCACTCGTGCGGGACTGTTTGCGTTGCCGGGATGTTGAAGGGCTCCCGAAGCGAACGTGCGAGTGAGCAGGTCGACTAGGGATTGGTTCACAGCGCGTGTGCCCTCCTTTGGAGGCTGCCAGCGTTATGGCGGGGTCGCTCTGGCGACTGGCGGCCTGGCGTAAATGAACTGGCCAGTGCATAGTGAGAAGAAAGTCAGCAAAGTAGTGGTCATGTGCAAGGGAGGGGTTGCAGTGAGCGTTGGGCTGATGGCACTGATGCCGGTTGTGGTGGTGTTTGGCTATCTCGGTTGGCAATCGGCCCGCGGCGTCGGGCGCTGGGTGCTAGATCGTCGGCGCCGTGACGTTTCAAATGCCGCCCTGGGATCCGAGTCGGAGGCCGGGGACGCCACAGGAATCTTTGATGGCAAACCTACTGGGCGGATTCGCGTGAAGAGTCAATCCGAATCCAGCTGGGAACTAGCGATAGAACCGATAGGTGACCATGTTCAGCTTCCTAGCGGCGACGATGCGCTCATCGAGTACGTGTTACCTGGTAGGCCGATGATCACTCGAGATGGTGTACCGGAGGTAATCGCTTACTCTGATCGCGGCATCGTTGTGTGCCTACCGCGATTCGACGAGTTCAGGGTCCTCAACAAGGCAGGCGAGATACTCATTGAAGTCGGAACCATAGGGCCGAAGCCCAGGAGTAGTGACGAAAACCCCAGCTAGACCGGGGTTTTCATACGGTGGACATAGTTGTCCAGGTCAAGAGATTGCCCGCCCAGCGGCGTCTTGAGCTGGTGACCTACTGCCCGGCGTTGAGATTCTGGCCAGTCCATAATGAGAAGAACGTCAGCAAAGTGGCTGCCAGATGCAAGGAGTGGTTGCAGTGAGCATTGGGCTGATCGCGCTGACGCCGTTTGCGGTGTTACTCGGGTACCTCTGCTGGCAGTTAGTCCGCAAAGCGAGCCCTCGGGGGCCAGATCATGGCGGTCGTCGCGTTTCGGACGGTGCGCCTGGGTATAGCCCGGGAGCCGGGGCCGACACGGGAACCTTTGGCTTCTTCGGCGGATTCGGCGGAGGCAGTGGCGGCGGGTACTGCGACAGCGGCGGATTTAGTGACGGCGGTGGTGGGTGCGACGGCGGTAGCTGACCGCCAGAGCCTCGAAACGACGAAAACCCCAGCTAGGCTGGGGTTTTCATGCGGTGGATATAGTTGTCCCACCGACATGTTGGGACTCATTTTGCCATACGTGCAGGTCAGGCCTGCGATATCGGCGCTTTCGCGTGTCGCGACGCCACAGGGTGTGCGCGGCCATGAGTGCTGAGGCCAGCGCTGGCGCGTCCTGCACGGGCAGCTTGTCGGGCACGTTGCGAATGGCCACCTGGTCGCCGTGCGGGCTGATGCGAACGGCGCCGTCAGACCATGGTTGTGCGGTGATCGGTACTCGGACATATTGCCGGCCGGACTCGTAGGTCTCGACCTCGGGTAGTGCGATGACCACGTGGCCCCTGGACTTGAGGGCGTCGGGCAGTATCGAGGCGACGATGTCGGCGACCTGCGCCTGCGTGTACACGATGGTCTCGGTCTGACCTTCGGCGCCGATGCTCTCGATGACCTCACGAATGGCCTTCCGGGCGTCCATGGGCGAGTTCTACGCCGAGAGTCCGACATGACGGCTAGATCGCGGGCAGAAGATGAAGATCTGGCGAACACGGTCCGACCCGCCGAGCGAGACGTGGCGTCCCATGGTCGATGTTGCTCCAAGATCGCGGTACCGCGCGAGGGTCTTCATGCTGTGTCTACCAGCGGAGATGCAAGCCCGTGCTGAAGTGGCTAACTCTTTAGCTGGGGTTTTCTCGACATGGCAACCATATGTGTGTAATGATCTGCCCAGGGGCGCGTTCAGCGTCGGCTGAAAGGGGCGGTTGTATTCATGGTCATGAAGGAGCGTTGGACGATGCCAGCGGGTTTGCGGCGAGCCTCGGCGCTGGTGGCAATTGTCGCTTTGGCTGTCGGTGGAGCGAAGGTTATCGACGGCCACACCGTCGCTGGTAGCGGCTTTTCGGCGGTCGCGACCGTGGCAGCTGATCCCACTGGCGGCCCAACAGGCGGGCCTGGCAGCGGGCCCGGAGGAATGAATGGAAGTCAGTTTCAGCCACCTTCTGCGCCTCAGCAGATGCCCGACTATCAGGGTGGAAACAACTTGCCGCCGCTAGATCAGAATGGCGGAATCAGCATCTATAACAGCGGGGTTCAAGGTGCCCCGCAACAGGCGCCGGGTGAGCAAAGCGCGCAACAGCCTCAGCAGGGCTGGGATCAGCCCGCTCATGGGAATCAGATTCCTGACTATCAAACGAATCCCGGGTTCACCCAAGGCCCCGGTAAGCCCAACCCGGACGCTCAAGCGCCTCAGCAAGGCAACCAGCCTCAGCAGGGTCAGCAGCAGCCGAGTCAAGCCCCGACACAACAGCAGCAGCCGGGGCAGGAGCGCGATAGTGATCGAATTCGGGATTTCTCCGAGAGGTGCAGTCTGGCGTCTGATGTGCTGCAGTCGGGAAGTGTGCCGGTCTCGCTGATCGGTGCGGCAGGGGGCGCCTTGGTGAATGCGCGCCTCGAGCCTGGTCGGGACCCGAGTATTCCGATTTGCCCGGACTGTAACCCACCGGTTCTTAAGCAATTCACTGATGGGGACAATCCGCTGGATCAGTTGTGGCGGGATGTGCTCAAAAAGTACGTCGACGAGAAGATGGATGAAGCCAAAGAAGAGGCCATTGACAGTGCTTTGGAGCCGTTGAAGAAGTGGCTCTCGGAGAACTCGACGGCGGACTGCGGTATCACCTCATGCTCGGTCTATTTCCACAAGAACGTAACGAAGTGGCTTAAGGACAACGCAGCACTTACTGCTCTTGCTCCGGCGGTAAGCGGCTATATCCTGTGCACTGTCGTCGGCGCTAAAACTAACGCGTATGTGGGTGGCGCATGCGGATTGGCGAATACCGCCAGCTGGGCTTTTCTTATCAATGCCATCAACCGTGCGGGCGACGGCACTGGTTGCCTGCGCGTGCGTGCGGGTATCCCTGCCGGGTATTACGCTGATCATTCGGGGTTCTGTGTATGAGCAAGCAGCTTATGAGGAGATATGCCGTCGCGTTTGGTGCCGTGGCCGTGCTGGTGGGATGCTCCGCCCCCGAAGAGGGTGCGGGGGAAGTCCCTGCGGTAGAGAAGGCCGTCCGGGGGTATGTTGAGGCCTATAACAGCGGGGACGTTCAGCGGTATCTAGGTTCGATGTGCCCAAGCCTGAGGGATTCGCGTGTAGCAAAAACAAGATCGCCCGACCGAGATTTGAAGGATGCTCTTGTTCAGGATGGGGCGATGGCCCTCGACTCCATCACCGATGTTCACCTGGAATCGTCAACCAAGGCCACTGCGCTGGTTCAAATTCGCTACGCCAATGATGAGAAAAACGGCGGTACCGGCGCCTTTCCGCAGAAGCAGGTTTTTATTAAGGACGGTGACCGTTGGATGATCTGCACTGGGAAGACCGACGAGTAATAGAGTGCGTCAGATGGAGAAGAAAACCGCCCTCAAGCGCCTCACTCTTTTGAATAGTGCAATTGCCGCTGCGTGGTGGCTCACCTATCCGCTATTAGGCCTCAAAGGTGTGGTTATAGGCGAAATCGTTATCTTTGTGGTCACGGTGATCGCGGCCGTGTCGATCGAGAGAAAGATGGAACGCTGAGAATGTTTGCCAAGACCGGATCTTTGATCGCTGGGATGGTCGTACTCTCAGTAGCGGGATGCTCAAGCACGGAGCCATCAGGGACGGGCGCCACGACAGTCCGTACCTCCGTAGCGTCAGGTCCGGTGGATTTCGCAAAGATCCCGGGACAAATACCTGCTGAGGCGGAAATGACGCAGCAGGGAAGCGAAGAGGCGCCTATCGGAGCCTGCGTCTACCTCAAGGGAAAACCCGGCAGCGTCACGCTAAACAAAGTGGACTGTGACTCCCAAGATGCGAACTACCGTGTCATCCAGAGAGTCGGCTTCCCTGACCAATGCGTCAACGACGCAGACCGACGATTCTACTTGGGCAGTCCGCAGGGCGAATGGACTGCCTGCATGGACTACGCATGGACGAGTGAGGGCTGCATCAGCGTCGCGCCGGACAAGGTTGTCCGGGCCGAATGTGATGACAAAAATCTGCCGAACCGAGAACGGCCAATAACGATCTTATTCAATACGATTGATACCAGCCGCTGTCTTTTCGGCGGGTTTGCACATCCGGTGCGCCGGTTCACGGTATGTACGGAGACCCAGAAGTAGCCTGTCATGTGTGGCTGATGGTGTAGCTCAGCGGCGGTGGACCGCTGACGAGCTGGCAGTGGCGCTGGACCGGTCACTATCGTGCGCCGAGGCTGGCGCGAGGTTGGGCCGCACCCGGCTACAGGTGGAGAAGGCTCGAAAGCGGTACCGGGGACGCGATATTGAGCAACTGCTCGCCCAGAAACGTGGTCGCGCTGCCGAGCTAGAGCAGGTAGCCGAGACCGACATCGCCTGCTATGGGTCATGGACACCACAGGAGATCGCGATCGCACTGGATCGGTCGATTTCCCGCACTGAAGCGGCCCGCCGGTTGGGGCGTTCCTTCAGGGCGATCAAGCACATTCGAGACCTGCAGCGGCAAAAGGCCTCGGGTTTGATCCCGGCGCGCGAGTCGCGAGCGGAGCCGATACGGCAGCGCCTCTGGACTGAGGATGAGATCGCTGTCCTGGCCGATGAGTCCCGCACACCTACGGAGATTGCCGCCTTCGATCAATTCGGTCACTGTGGCTCGTGCGCGGTGGCTGGGGCGCCTGCAGGGCAAGGTCCCTGAACATCTGCACGGAACCAACACGGGCGTGAGCCGATACGGATGCCTATGTCCGCGGTGCCGGGACGCGGCCGAAGCAGAGCGGGAGCGACGCCAAGAGGCCACCCGGCACACGGCGGTCAACTACAAGGCGCCCTGGACCGACAGCGATATCGAGATCGCGCTAGATCGCAACCTGACCGTGATTGAGGCCGCCCAGCGCTTGGGACGAACCCACAGCGCGGTGCGTGCGCTGCGATACAAGTACCGAGACTCCTGATTGCCGTTGGGCACGAGGTCACCGACGTACGCGTTAGGGAACTTGTCGCGTGGTGGGCGTGCCATGTTCTGGTTCTACGCCGAGGGTCTGACACATTTGCTACGTTCACGTGATGGTTGAAGTTAGGGGTGCGGAAATGACTTCGATTTCGAATGAAACCGAAGATGAAAGGGCAGCCAAGGCTGGCATACGGATGCTTACAGGAATTGGCGGGTTAATCCTGCTGTTTGCCTTGGCGAATCTGGACTACGTTCCGCGCATCATTCGTTTCAAACAAGTCCACCCTGATCTGTTCTGGTGGACTGCGGCGATAACCGGCATAAACGCGGCGATCATCCTGCTCGCGGCTGTCGTTCTATGGAACTGCCCGCCTCGACCACTGATACCCGACAATCGACTTACGGTGCGGGTGAAGCAGATTGCGAAATTCTTGGTCGGCGCCACGACCTTCGGACTCGCTGCCTTCTGGGGAGCCCTAGCTGGCGCCATGATGCCTTCGCCTGAGAAGGGCGTCACGCACGATGAGATGAATCATCTTCTAGGCCAGATCGTGGGTGAGCCATTGAAGTTCATGACCATGCTGGCGTTAGTGGGAATGGTCCTAGCACTTTGTTTGGATCTCTACGTGGTGGGTCGAGAACGTCGAAAATCTATATTTAGAGGGCTACGCCCCGTGCTGGCGTGGCTTTGCACGCAACTGACATCACCGCGGGTGATCGGCACCGTGTCTTATCTGTCGCTGGCGATGATCACCTGGTGCGGCACGCTCCCACGCACCTAGTCGGCTTCAATGCCAATTCTGAATTTCCCCTAAATATGCATACGGCCTGACGGCGCCAGTGTAAGTATCACGGCAAATATGGTTCGTGGGGGATCTGAAATGGAAGGCGGCACAATGGAACGCGAGCGCAGGCTACAGGCAGGACATTGGTATCTGGTAGCCGATGAGCACGGGCAGGCCGATATCCGGGCTTACATGGATGACGGGTGGTATCCCCTCACCCCCGAGCCGAAGTACGCCGTATGTGAGATGAGCAGATCACACCACCCGGACAACGTTGACCCCATCGTTGATTCGGCCGATGATGTGGAAGTGCCCGAATCTGATCAGGCCATTATCGAGCACCACTATCCCATCGCTATTTCCGGTTCGCCCGTATCGAAACTGGTGTGGGTCTTCGCAGAGCGAATCTCAAGGGCAAACGGGGCCGATTGGGAAGACCTCGACAGCCGCGCAAACTACTTGGCGATCTCCACTGGTTTCATCAAGCAGGCGCAAGACAACACCAATCCGCCTACCCCGCCAATGCTAGGCGTCTTCCGGCCCAAGCGCTGGCCGATGAAAACTACGCCGCAGGAACCGGTTCCAGTTGGCTAGGCGTCGACCACGCCTTGAACACCTTTATGTGAGGCCCCTCGCGTTCCGTGGCCGCTCCGCCCGCACCGTGCGCACATCGCCAATGCGAACCATCTGGTGCCCCTGGGCGTCCCGGCCGCGCACCGGCACCCGCCCGCGTCTGATCCACCGCTCGATGGTCCGCTGCGGCACGTGCTCGCCGAGGCGGGGGAGTATCACGTCGACGAGTTCGCGCACGGTCGCGTTGCGGTCGTCGAGCTCGCTAAGGTTGCGTGCCAGCACGTCGGCCACCGAATGCGCGGTGTCGCACTGGGGGCACACGATTGAGCCGCTGTGGCTCGGTGCCATGAGTGCGTATCCGCACCGGGTTGAGTTGTCGCCCTTGCGGCCCCGCTCGGCAAGTACCTCGTCGGGTGCCGGGTCGGTGATGCATGGTCCGATGATCATGGGCTCGGGTGGGCGGTTCACCACGCGTGTAATTGACCGGTACACCTGCTCGATCTCGTCGCAGATCTCGGCGCCGTTCTCCTGCAACGCGATATTGGCCGCGTGCCGGTGCAGCCACTTGGCCATGCGCGCCGTCGTCGCGATCGAATGCGTCTCGTCGCCGCGCCTTCCTGCGTAGATGACGCGCCAGTTTTCCGCGGAANGCTAGGCGTCGACCACGCCTTGAACACCTTTATGTGAGGCCCCTCGCGTTCCGTGGCCGCTCCGCCCGCACCGTGCGCACATCGCCAATGCGAACCATCTGGTGCCCCTGGGCGTCCCGGCCGCGCACCGGCACCCGCCCGCGTCTGATCCACCGCTCGATGGTCGACTGCGGCACGTGCTCATCAAGGCGGGGGAGTATCACGTCGACGAGCTCGCGCACGGTCGCGTTGCGGTCGTCGAGCTCGCTAAGGTTGCGTGCCAGCACGTCGGCCACCGAATGCGCGGTGTCGCACTGGGGGCACACGATTGAGCCGCTGTGGCTCGGTGCCATGAGTGCGTATCCGCACCGGGTTGAGTTGTCGCCCTTGCGGCCCCGCTCGGCAAGTACCTCGTCGGGTGCCGGGTCGGTGATGCACGGCCCGATGATCATGGGCTCGGGTGGGCGGTTCACCACGCGTGTAATTGACCGGTACACCTGCTCGATCTCGTCGCAGATCTCGGCGCCGTTCTCCTGCAACGCGATATTGGCTGCGTGCCGGTGCAGCCACTTGGCCATGCGCGCTGTCGTCGCGACTGAGTGCGTGTCGTCGCCGCGCCTTCCGGCGTAGGTCACGCGTAGGTCATCCGCGGGGGATTCGGCGGCCGTGCACATCTCTGGGGCGCCGTCGCAGTCGTCGCACAGCGGCCCGGCCGCCGAGGCGGGCAGCGTGATGAAGCACCGTCGACACGAGCCCGCCCGGGCCGGCGGTGCTGAATCGAGGCTGAACCGATCTGCCGGTCGCCGTGCATCCGATTCGACGACCATCGGCAGAGGCCTTGGCCGGGTGCGGAACTCGGGCACCTCCAGCCCGCGCGTCTCGCACATGTCGCGGATGGTCGTCGACAGTGCGTTGCGGATTCGGTCGAGCTCATCGCTGGCGCGCCCGTTGACCCGGCCGAGCGCCAGGGCATGCCACAGCGCCGCCTGGTGTCGGTCTCGGTGGTCCCTGGCGGTTGGGGTGGTGTCCTTGTCGCGCGGGAACGGTTCGACGTGGCTCACGAGCGGGTCGTCGCCGTGCAGTACGTCGCGGCGCTCGCCCTTGCGTGCTCCGTCGCCCAGGTTCGCCTGGCCGACAGCGGTCTCGGTGAGTCGATCGATCCACCACGGCAGATCAGCCAGGCGCTTGCGCAGCTCCGCGATGCACGCCTTGCACACGAACAGATCGGTTGCGCGTTCGCACCGCTTGCACTTGGTCAACGGTTGAATCCCCTTACTGATTCGATTGCGGGTCTTTCGATTTCGGCGTCGATCGTGATCAGTGCTCGGANGTTCGCCCGTATCGAAACTGGTGTGGGTCTTCGCAGAGCGAATCTCAAGGGCAAACGGGGCCGATTGGGAAGACCTCGACAGCCGCGCAAACTACTTGGCGATCTCCACTGGTTTCATCAAGCAGGCGCAAGACAACACCAATCCGCCTACCCCGCCAATGCTAGGCGTCTTCCGGCCCAAGCGCTGGCCGATGAAAACTACGCCGCAGGAACCGGTTCCAGTTGGCTAGGCGTCGACCACGCCTTGAACACCTTTATGTGAGGCCCCTCGCGTTCCGTGGCCGCTCCGCCCGCACCGTGCGCACATCGCCAATGCGAACCATCTGGTGCCCCTGGGCGTCCCGGCCGCGCACCGGCACCCGCCCGCGTCTGATCCACCGCTCGATGGTCGACTGCGGCACGTGCTCATCAAGGCGGGGGAGTATCACGTCGACGAGTTCGCGCACGGTCGCGTTGCGGTCGTCGAGCTCGCTAAGGTTGCGTGCCAGCACGTCGGCCACCGAATGCGCGGTGTCGCACTGGGGGCACACGATTGAGCCGCTGTGGCTCGGTGCCATGAGTGCGTATCCGCACCGGGTTGAGTTGTCGCCCTTGCGGCCCCGCTCGGCAAGCACCTCGTCGGGTGCCGGGTCGGTGATGCATGGTCCGATGATCATGGGCTCGGGTGGGCGGTTCACCACGCGTGTAATTGACCGGTACACCTGCTCGATCTCGTCGCAGATCTCGGCGCCGTTCTCCTGCAACGCGATATTGGCCGCGTGCCGGTGCAGCCACTTGGCCATGCGCGCCGTCGTCGCGATCGAATGCGTCTCGTCGCCGCGCCTTCCTGCGTAGATGACGCGCCAGTTTTCCGCGGAAAACTGGTCGAGTGCGCGCGTCTCCGGGGCGCCGTCGCAGTCGTCGCACAGCGGTCCGGCCGCCGAGGTGGGCAACGTGACGAAGCATCGTCGACACGAGCCCGCCCGGGCCGGCGGTGCTGAATCGAGGCTGAACCGATCTGCCGGTCGCCGTGCATCCGATTCGACGACCATCGGCAGAGGCCTTGGACTCGTGCGGAACTCGGGCACCTCCAGCCCACGCGTCTCGCACATGTCACGGATGGTCGTCGACAGTGCGTTGTCGATCCGGTCCAGCTCATCGCTGGCGCGCCCGTTGACCCGGCCGAGCGCCAGGGCATGCCACAGCGCCGCCTGGTGTCGGTCTCGGTGGTCCCTGGCGGTTGGGGTGGTGTCCTTGTCGCGCGGGAACGGTTCGACGTGGCTCACGAGCGGGTCGTCGCCGTGCATCCGATTCGACGACCATCGGCAGAGGCCTTGGACTCGTGCGGAACTCGGGCACCTCCAGCCCGCGCGTCTCGCACATGTCGCGGATGGTCGTCGACAGTGCGTTGCGGATTCGGTCGAGCTCATCGCTGGCGCGCCCGTTGACCCGGCCGAGCGCCAGGGCATGCCACAGCGCCGCCTGGTGTCGGTCTCGGTGGTCCCTGGCGGTTGGGGTGGTGTCCTTGTCGCGCGGGAACGGTTCGACGTGGCTCACGAGCGGGTCGTCGCCGTGCAGTACGTCGCGGCGCTCGCCCTTGCGTGCTCCGTCGCCCAGGTTCGCCTGGCCGACAGCGGTCTCGGTGAGTCGATCGATCCACCACGGCAGATCAGCCAGGCGCTTGCGCAGCTCCGCGATGCACGCCTTGCACACGAACAGATCGGTTGCGCGTTCGCACCGCTTGCACTTGGTCAACGGTTGAATCCCCTTACTGATTCGATTGCGGGTCTTTCGATTTCGGCGTCGATCGTGATCAGTGCTCGGACGTTCATTGAGCATCTCCGCACTCCGAGCACTTGAACGGTTTGCCGCAGTGCCAGCAGATTGGGGGCAGTGTCGCCCCATCGCCGCAGTGGTGGCAGATGTGACCGTCCGCGGAATCCGCGCAACGGTTGATTGTGCGCTCGTTCATCTCGCACCCCCGGCAGCGAACGCGGCGAATGCTTCGGTGCTGGAGTCGAATCGGCACCAGGCCTCGTAGCCATCGGTGAGCCGCTTCTCGATGCGCCACTCGCCGTCGCGCTTGCAGATCCGCCAGGGCGCGGGTGGACGGTTGGGCCAGAACGGGGTATCGAGTTTCAGGCCGAGGGGATTGCGAAAGGCGAACACCGAATCGAGGGTGTAGGCCGACGGCGGCGGGCCGTCGTAGAGGTACCCCTCGGCCAGCGTGCCGTCGGTGAGCTGGATGGCCACGCGCCCGCCCTCTTCCAGCCCGGGGCAGGTAAACCACTCGGGGTCTGTTTTCTGGGTCATCGTGTCTCCGTTCGCATATCGATTCCTGGGGCTGTGGTCGTCGCTGGCGGGTTTTCGGGCCGTTCGGGACTATCCGGTCGCGGCGGGGGGATTTTCGAGCGCTGCGCGGGCTCTGGCGAGTCCGGCTCTAGCGGTGGCCGAGCGGTCGACGTGATCGCAGACGGAGAGGCCGTTGTAGCCGTCCTGGTCGCACAGGCGGCACGCGGCGATGGCCTGGCGCTTGGCATCTCGCTCGCCCCGGTGTTGCGCGCGCTGCTCGGCGGCGGCGAGAGCCGCGTCGTCTGCGGCCCACTGGGAGTACTGCACCCGGTAGCGCTGGCAGGCACGGCACGGGTCCTCGGTGCCGCCAGGATGCTTGGGGCAGAACTCGGGGGGCGGCGCGCAGCGCTCCCCAACTTGAGTACTTACCAACGTAAGTTCCCTTACCCCTACCCTTACCCTTTCCCTAGAGGGTTCGGGCAGGGTGCCGTCAGGGTTCACGGTTCCGGCAGGGTTCTCGCACCCTTCGGGCACGGTGCCGTCAGGGTTCTCGCACGGTTCCGTCACGGTGTCATCGGGGTCAGGGTCAGACGGGTCAATCTCATCGGCGACCTTGGTCGCCTCGGGCTTGCGCAGGCGACGTAGCTCGACCGCCAGCTCATGGCGCAGCTTGGGCGAGGCCACCATGACGGCGCATTTCAAGGCGCTCTTGAGGTACTGCGGATATCGCGTGACCTCGGTGGTACGCATGTAGGCGCGCACGAACAGTTCGTCAGTGTCCTCGTCGTAGAACACGAACCGTTCACGCTCCAGCTCGTCGAGGTCGGCCTGTAGGTCATGAACGGACATCTCGTTGCACCCCTTGGCCCACTTGGTGATTTGAAGTGGTTGCATCCCGGCGCGGTCCAGATCCTTCTGACTGAGCAGCTGCGCATAGGTGCATTGCGCGGTGCGCGTGAGCGCTCGGAAATGGCCGTCGCGCCAGATTGATTCCTTGAGCATTCCGGCCGAGTTAGCCACGGTGTTCCTTTCTCTGATTCGCGTGCATGTATTCAGACTGCGGCACGTTCTGCACCCCCCTCACACCCCAAAATCTCGGGGCCGAACATCGGGTCCATCTGTGCCTCAAGAGCCGCCGTGCGGGCCCGTTGGCGCGTCTGCGCATGGTGCTCCAGGTCGTAGTGCAGGTGGCACCCCTGGCACATGGCGCGCAGGTTCTCATCCCGGCAGTCCCCGGGGGTGTGGTTCAGGTGCGCCACGGTCAGCACGACGCGGCTGCCGGTGCCGTATGCGGGCTGTCCGTTGACGTTCGTGCAGCGGTCGAGGTGTGTACCCCGCAGGCACTCGCCCTCGCACTCGCAGCGGCCTTGGGCGCGCCCGAAACGGATGCGGCGCGAGATCTCGGGCCAGTCCTTGGGGTAGCGGTCGCGGTTCTCCGGGCGGATGGGCATCAGACCGCCTCCCATAACGTCCGCTGCACGCTGTGCTGTGTCGTGTCGACGCGTGGACGCCCGGGCATGTCCCAGCCCTTGCGCGGCGGTCGCTGTGCCACCACGCGCCACCCAGCCGCGCGCAGCGATGCGCCGGATTCGCTCGCAAGGGTGTAGGTGACGAGTCTGCGATAGCCCATTGCCTTGGCTGCCCGCCAGGCAGCGCCGTACAGCATCGAGTTGGCGTTATGGGTGCCGTCTGTGCAACTGCGGTTGACCTCCAGAGTCAGTCCGTCATCGAATGCCGGGGCGACGGGTCGGCCAACCATGGCCACACCCACGATCCGCGTCGAGTCAGCTACCGCAACGCTGAACTTGTGACCGGTCGGGGCCGGATGATGCCGATGGTGGCCGTACACAAACGCGCACGCCTCGGCGAATGTGATGGGGCACAAAGACAATTCCGGCATCACTCACCCCCTTCTGAATTTCGTATGGCACTTCTCGCACCGCGGCCGACCGGCACTGTGCGGCTCGGTCTTGCAGTCCACGCACAGACCGGCCTGGTATGCCTTGGTGCTCTCGGGGGTGCGGGTCACGACAGGCACCCCCACGACGCGCACCCCGGGGCGCCGCACAGGCGCGCGCAGTCGCTCGGCCGAGCCGGGTTGTGCGCGCCGTTGGGCGGAGGCTGTCGCGCCTGGTCGATTGCCGCCAGCGCCTTGCGCACCAACACCCAAGGTCCGTCGCCGTATCGGTGCTCGACGGTGACCGTGTGCCAGGCACCGTCGCATTTAGCCTTTACGACGTAGTTGTTCACGTCGTCGGGGTGCGGTCGGCCCGGCTCGGTGCGTTGGATCGTCATCCCCTCGCCGATCGAATGACCGTTGACATGCAGCTCGAAATGAAGCGTCATGTCATCGGCCAATCAACGATCGAGTACTCGGGGTTGTCGCTGGGCGCACCGAGGGACACGGGTGGCCGTCTGCCTGGTACACCGATATGTGGTGCCAGCCTTTGGTCTTCGGGGCTCGTATGGCCACCACGTCGCCGCCGATTGCGGGAGAGTGGGCGCTCCAGACGTGCGTGCGCCGCAGTTGATCAGCCGGTGCTCGCGGTCGGTGTACCGCCATTTGCGGCCCCAGTAGATGAGCGAGCAGCGGTGCGGTATCCGGTTGCGCCACACGACAACCAGGGGCTCGGGTGGTTGTGTGGGCATCAGAACACCCACCAGTCGCCGTCGTCCTCGACACTCACGACCACCCAGCCCGTGATCAACAGCACCGCGATGGCAATCAGGATCATCAGCCAGTGCCAGTCGATGAGAATCCAGTCGATCATCATTCGCTCGACTTCTCGCGAGCCTCGCGCTGGCGCAGCGCTGCCTGCCGACCGCGCACACCTTGGGCCTGTTCGCCGTCCGCGTAGCCCTGCGCGTAGATGTCTGCGGCCAACCGGTGCAGTGACCAGCAGCCGGAGTCATCGAACGGGGCGCGATTGATGTACTGCTCCGCGTCGTGCAACTCCTTGTCGATGTATTGCTCCACCAGATCAATCACGACCTGGGGCTCAATGCGGGGTTTCATGTTGTCTCCGTTCGTGTTCGGGTTGTCGTTCACGTGCCGCTCAATTCGATGACCTCGGAGGGTCCCTCGGGGAACGCGTCTCGCTGGGCCGTCCGGCATTTGAAGCACTCGCGGGCGATGCGGTCGGCCTGGAACTCGCGGGCACATCGCATGCAGTGGAACCGGAACCATGTGCGGGTGGTGGTCATGCCACAACCTCTCTTGACAGCGCCCCATGCGGTATATACCGTGGTATATACCAACCGAAGAAACGGGAGCTGAAATGGCCCAGACCACCGACACATTCCGCAAGTACGGCGAACGCTCCGAGTACCTGGTAGTCGACACACGGCCCGTTAGTTACTGCCAGCTGCTCGGCCGTTACGTCCCGAACGACGTAACCCGCATCGCCCGCTTGTCCCGCGACACCGCACGTGAACTCGGAACCGCGCTCATCGGATGGACGGCCAGCCCGCTCACCTCGGCGAACCACACCTTTGAGTCCGACCGCAACGCGCCCTTGCCCGACGGCGCAACCGGATGCTGGCCAGTCAGCGTCGACATCGTGGACGGAACGAACGCCGTGAACGTCGGCGGTATCGGAACCAACCTCACCCAAGAGCAAGCCCAGGACATCGGACACCGACTGATCACATGGGCTGGCGTGCAGGTTCCTGCCGATGCCTAGAGATCCACTGCGCGCTTTCCGATGCAACGATGAATTGTGGTCATCGGCCCAGGAGAAGGCAGACGCAGAAGGACGTCCCCTGTCTGAGGTGATCCGCGAACTGCTGTCCAGATGGGTCACGCGGCCACCTCGCAAACGCTGAGCAGCCAGCACAGTGCCGCAACTGCCTGTTGGGGTACGACGCCGTTGCCGATGATGCGCAGCATGGCGCTACGTGAGATCGGCACGGCGGTAACCCATCCGAGCGGCCAGCCCTGCATCCACTCAGAGAACTGGGCTGCCAGACGCGGATTCCCTCGCGCGCCCGGCTCCGTCGGCGAGGGTGCCTCGCGGGTGATGGCTTCCCAACGCCTGATCGCGGGCTCGTACTTGCCCCATCGCGGCGTGCCATCGAGAAGCGCGTAGTCGACCAGTTGGCGAGTGTGCCCCTGACGTTTGTCCAACGACTGGCCACCTCCCGAGGAGTCGCACGCCGACGGCGTGGGTAGCAGGGCAAGCGTGCGAAACACGGTGGTGATCAGGTCATCGCCGCCTGAGCCGTCGCGGCCTACCCGCGCGTAGTCGGGCCCGCGGGCGCCATCGCTGGCCGCCGGTGTGGGCAGGAGGGCAGCGACCACATCGGGAAGCATGTCGTCGCCTGCGGTCCGGGCACGGCCATCACGCAGCCGTCCCGGTGGGTTCGCCGCTCCCTTGTGGTCTCGGCTCGTCGGCGTTGGCAGCAACGCGCCCCCGGCGTATGCCTTGGCGACACCGGGCAAGAGCAGCTCGTCACCACGCACACCCGAGCGGGTCAGGTGACCACCCGTGCCGTCAGCGACCGATGGGGTCGGCAGCAGCCCTGGCGCATCCGTGCGCCCGAGCCTCGACTCGATCACGGACCTCGATGATCGGTTACTCGGATAACGGCTGGCCGTCGGCGTCGGCAGCAGGTCTACGGCTGCCAGCTCTCCGGGACCTCGTCCCAACTGGTGAACTCCCGCGGCAGCTCCCCGCGCGCTATCTCGATCGCCTGGGCCAGGCTCGGGGCCGACATCGAGTCCTTGCGCATCGCTGCGCTTCTGCTCGTGCGGTCGGCCGCCACGCGCGGCGTCGGGAGTAGCGCATCGCGGGTCTCGCTGGTCGATGCTCCGCGGCTGGCCCGTGGCGTGGGCAGTAATGAATATCCGCTTGCGTCGGTGTGGGGCCCCGACTTCGGCAGCTGATACAAGACCCCATTGCGCGTCATACCCGAGCTCGGCCAGCGTTCCAACAACGACGGCGATGGCTCGCTGAACAAGTCGTCGGTGCAGGGACTTGAATCGAGCCACCGCCCGCTTTCGGAGTCGAGCCGCGCGAGCGGCCTCAAACTTCTTTCGGGTCCGGTACTGCCCATGCCACCATCCCTCTCGCTTCGCGCGCTCAATCTTGCTGTCGATCAGCGCGCAGATCCGGTTCCAGCGCGACCGTTCATCGTCCGCTGCAATGACTTCCGGGGGCCACGGCTCGCCGTCGGCAGTCAGGAGACCCTCGACGTTCTCGATCACCACAAGCGGCGGGACCAGGCCCTCGATCGCGCGGGCCATCTCGGCCCACAGTCCTGACCGGGTGCCACCGGCTAGGCCGGCGCGACGACCGGCAGCGGACACGTCCTGGCAAGGAAACCCACCGCACAGCACGTCTACCGGCTCGACTGCCGACCAATCAACGGCGGTGATGTCGCCGAGGTTCGGCACGCCCGGCCAATGTGCGGCAAGCACTTTCGCCGCGTCCGGGTCGGCCTCGCAATGCCAGACCGTGCGGCCACCGGTGACGTGCTCGACGGCCAGGTCCAGGCCACCGGCGCCCGAAAAGAGTGATCCGATTCGTGGTGTCATGCGTCGGCCTTGGCTTTCTCGCGTTCCTCGCGGGCCAGCTCATACAGCAGCGCCGATGGCTGGAAACCGTTGCGCCGTAACTGTTCCGACATGGAGTTGTAGGTGATGCCCATTTCGCGCGCAGCCGCATGGTCGGGTACGCCGATGTACACGTATTCGGACCATTTGAGTACGAACGGTTTTCCGGTCTCGGGAGGCAGTTCGGGGTCCATCCACATCACGTAGTCGCGGGTGGATGGGGCGCAGGTTTGTTGGCCGCGAAGGATCTGGCGCAGAGTAGTGACGAGCTTTCCCGGGTGACCGTTGGCGGCCGCGATGGCGTTGACGGTCCAGCCGATCGCCTGCAACTTCTCCAGGTGCTCGCGCACGGGGGTGGCGTCGATGTAGCGACGGGAGATGGAGGGGGCGGTCATAGGGTCACATCCGCGTAGAAGTCGCGCAGCTTCACGAATGCTTTGGCGGTGGCCTCGGCGTCGCCGAGTGCCGAATGTGGGCAACGGTTCTCGATCTTGAGGGCGGCGAGCACGTCGGCCAGTCCCGGCAGATCGGACGGGTCTCGCCCGAGCGCCGGGGCCGCGTAGGCGGCGAGGTCGGCCAGACGGTAGTGCCAGGGCTTTGCGCCGATCATGTGCGCTACCACTGTGGCGTCGAATGTCGGGTTCGATCCGGCGAATGTGTTGCCGCACAGCATCGCGGCGAGCATCTGCCACATTTCGGCGGTGTCGTTTCGGTCGAGCATCTTGCGGAAGACGCCGCGTTCGAAATAGCGATTGACGGCGAATGCCTGCGCCTCGATGTATACGCCGTCAAGGTCGACGTACGGCACGAATTCGAGTGTTTCTCCGGTGTCGACGTTGATGGCCGCAACCTCGATCGGCGCGCACTGCGGGCCGAGGCCGGTTGTTTCCAGGTCTACGACGATGAGGTTGCGGGACATCAGGTCTCCTCTATTTGGTGGGGATGGTGGGCAGGACGGGGGTGGGCCAGCACAGCAGCGCGAGGCCCTTCTCGCGGGCGATGTCCAGGCACTTGGAGACCAGGACGTTGGGGTCGTGCGAGACCGATCCGGCCAGCTCGCCGTTGGCCTTGGCCTGCTCTACGGCGGTCTTCTTGGCTTGCTCGGCGACGGCAGTCGCAGCCCGTTCCTGGTTGAGCTGGTTGATCTTCTGCTCGGTGCCGTCGTCGTAGTCGATGGTCGGCACTGCCACATCCAAGATTTCGACTTGATCGCCCACCTTGCCCGCCAGGATCACCTTCGCCTTCTCCGACAGTTCGGGCAGTGGCGAGCGGTCGAGGTTCTGCGGCGCCAACGGATCGAATGAGGCGAACACCTCATTGAGTGCGACTTGCAGATTCCGGGTGACCAGGTTCGACCGCACGTTGTCGAACGTCTTGTACTGCACGAACAGATCGGGCGTGGCGTCCGGTTTGATCTGCCAGCGCACCGAGACATCGGCGTCCGCGGTGGAGCTGTTGCCCATTCGTACCTTGATTCGGTGATCGCCTGTGTGCTGGTCGATCTGCACGGCGCCATCCATCTCGGTGACCTCCGTCCATGGCGCCTTGAGGTGCAGACCGTTGGTCAGCGTGGTGCCGGTCGGACGGCTGAACGTTGTCTCGATGCCGATCTGCCGGGTGCCGACCACGGTGGTTGAGGCGAACACGAGGAAGATCAGCGCGAACAGGAACGCCACACCCGCGCCGCCGAAACAGATTCGTTTGTCGTTGCCGCGCTGCATGAACAGCCCGACAATCACCGCGATCACGGCGATGACGACCAGGATCAGGAAGAACCACATTGAAGCTGGCATGGTTGATCCCCCCCTTACTTGCCGAGGTTGGCGGCGTAGACGGGCACCCCAAGGGCCTCGGACAGCTCGCCGGTTACGTGCGTCCAGGCATCGCGCACGAGGTGCTGATAGGGCTGTGGGAATAGACCGAGCCCCAGTTGCCCCTGCGAGATGTTCAGGCGCAACCAGCACTGAATCTCGATGACCGGGTAGTCCTCGAATGGTCGGGCCGACAAGGTGATTTCGCGCGGTACCTCAAGCTGCCGAGTTGCGGTGCCCGCCTTGGCCGATACTTCCTCGCTGTAGGTCAGGTTCACGCTGCTGGTGGCGCGCTTGATTCCTGACTCGAATGATCCCTTGCTCGATGCTCGGATGCTGTCGACGATCTCCATGACATCGGCGGCCTGGTGCGAGGTGATCAGGTGCCCGGCTTGTTCGATCAGGTCGCCGAATTCCAGCTGAGAGTGGAACTTGCCGTCAGCGGCATTGAACAGGGTGGCCCAATCGGGATCGGCGACGAATTGCAAGGCGAGCACGTCATTTCGGCGGGTGTAGTCCGCCGTCGCGTCCGTGCCGAGTTCGTTGTAGATCACGCTGACCTGGCCCTTTTCCCGGTTCCCCCAGACGGTCGAGAGGCCTTGGAGTAGTGGCCGGCGCGTGACCTCGGCAAGGAATGAGGCCGTGTCGGTGACGGTTCGGCGCTCGGGTGTGCGCGGCGGGAACGCGGCGGGCACCTTGCCCCGTACGTCGACAACCTCGGTCTGGAGGCCGTTCTCGCCGTTGGCGGTGACGAGGTACAGCGAGGTGTCGGCGTCGGGCTCGTCGATCAGATCGGCGTCGTGCTTGGGTAGTGCAATGGTGTTGTCGGACATGGGTGTTACTCCTTCGGGTGGGTTGGGTTACCTGAGGCCGTAGTGCATGCTGGCGTTGTCGCGGGATAGGCCGCCCTCGCCGTCGGCGAAGAAGATCGTTCCGGCAGGGTCCTTGGCGGGGGCGCTGACGACATCGGGGACAAGGCACACCGCCCCGGACTCGCGGGGCTCGACCTTGATTTTGAGCGTGACGCAACCGCCCTTCTTGCCGGTTGCCATTGCCGCCTCGACACATTCGTGCAGCGCCTTGGTTGCAGCGGTTTGCGTGCGGCCCTTGTCGAGCTGCGTCAGCACGACGATGAACTCGGTGATGTCACCGGGCGCGAGTTCGGTGCCTTCCTCTTTCTTCTCGGTGTCGTTGTCGGACATGGTTATTCATTCCCTTCTGTTGTGGTGGGTTGGTTCAGAACGTCGGTCACTACCTCGGCCTCGGCTTCGGATAGGTCGTTGATATCGGCGATTTCGCGGCCGACGACAGTGGCCAGATAGGTGAGCGTCTTGACGGTGGCCGCATCGCCGCGCAGGGAATAGCCCGCGTTGCCGAGCAGCCCGCGGATGGTGCCGATTGTCTTTTTGGTGGCCAGAAACTCACCGCGCGAGTTGTATTCAGCGGGGTTGGCCTCGGGCGCTTCCTCGACCTTCTCCGGGCTTGGTGCCTGCTCGGGAGCTGGTGCCGCTTCGGTCTTCGGTTTGTCCGGGGCCTTGGCCTTGATCTCGTCGGTTGTCACTCCTGCGACCGGCGGGAACATCTCGGCTTTGTCGTAGCCGTCGCGGGTGATCGAGGTGTAGGTGATGCCCATCTGTGCGACATCGCCCGCATCCCAGGCGCCGCGCTTCTTGCCGATTTTGGTCTCCAATTGCGCCTGGGAGACGCCGATGGCGCGGAATCCGGCGATCATGTCCTCGATGCGCTTGGGCAAGGGCACGCCCTCCCCGTTCTCCAGCGTGGCCTTGCAGATGTCCTGTGCCGCTTCGGTGAACCACTTGGGCAAGATGGCGTTGATGCACTCGCGGACCGCGCGAGCGCCCGCATTGTTGTTGTTGTTCGTGATGTCACCGAGGTCGGTGAGTTCTTGGCGGCGCCCCTTTGACATGCGGGCATGGGGGACGATGAAGGTGCGCGTAGAGCGGGTGTTGGTCTGCACATCCCACGCCCACGCCTGAACCTCCGACTCGCCCCGCGAGTCGTCGCGGTGCAGCTCGTTGACGCCGTACTGCACGTTGCCCCAGACTCGCGCGAGTTCGCGCATGAGGTGCACCGATGCGCCGTTGCCTCGGTTCGGCACTTGATAGAAGGCCTGTTTCGCCATCGCGGATCGATTGCACGTATCGCGCATCTCCGCTTCGGCCCGCTGCATGTCGCGCGGGATCTGCTGGGCCACGATGACGGCGGATTGGACCTCGGCGACGGCGCGGGACTGTTCGACTGAGGTGGCCTGGCTGACTGCTGTGCGCGGTGCGGGTGAGATGGGCTGGTAGGGGGTGACGGTCACTGATCGAGTTCTCCTTCTTGCTGGTAGGTGGCGTAACTGGGGAGCGATACCGAGTGCACGTGGTCGCCGTAGCCGGGCCAGTGGTCATCGGCGACGCATTGGGCGTACAGGTCGATGGCCTTGCGGTTGCGGCGCCGCCCGAGGTCGATGTCTTCGGGCTTGAGCTCGACCACGGTGATCGGGTAGGGCGCCGTCTTGGACTGCACGACGAACAGGAACGCGGCGTCGTCGGCGATCTCGCACGCGGCCAGGCCGTCCAGATACCACGGCGCCTGCTGGTGGTAGCCGTATTCGGCTGCGGACTTGGCGAAGTGGCCCGGGTAGGCGCTGGAGCTGGTCTTGTAGTCGCGACGATCAGCCGTCCCCGGCCGGGGTTGGGCAGCCAGTCGGGCCGGAACCGCAGGCGCACGCCCGTCTCCCGGTCGTGCCAGTACCCGGACAGCTCCGGTGTCCCGTCGGCTAGTAGCGGCCCGGCGAGCGGGTGCTCGTGCACCCTGGCTGCCATCGCTTTGGCCTTGGCCACCTCAGCGATGTGCATCGGGATCTGGCCGCGCTGGCGTGCTTCCTCGGCCGCTTGCTGCCACATCGCGGTGGCGGTGGGCGACTTGGCGGGGGAGCCATCCTTGTTCAGCCCGTGAACGGCCGGATCTAGCTCGCAGATATCGGCGCCTTCGCCCAGCACGAACTTGTGGGCAACGTGCCCGAAGTCGTATTGCGGCTTGGGTCCTGGCGGTTGCCGCTGCTGGTAGTGGAAGATCTCGGGCGAGGACGGCGCCAGCAGTGCACGAGCACCCGACGACGACAAGCTGGTGCGGTCGGCGTGGTAGACCTCATCAGGAATACCGCTGTATAGGCCGTCAGCGGTTGGGATTTCGGCGGTAGTTGTCATGCGGCAATCGCCTCTCGTAGCTCTTGAATCCGCTTGATGGTGTGCCGCAACCCGGCACCGTTGAGCTGGGTTATCAACGCAATGGAGAACGGGTATCCCGAAGCGGGGCAAGGCCTGGTCACTGTGTCGAAATGCCCCGTGATATTGCCTCCGCTGGAGCTCTTTACTCGGGCCCAACACACGGGGCAGTAGTACCGATTCACTCGCCAGGCTCCAGATCCTCGACAACCGGATGGATGACCCGCGATGGGTCGAGGGTGAGCGCGAGTTCCGCTGTAATAGGGGAGAATTCGGCGTCGTCAACCGTGATCGCCACTTTCACCGCGATCTGGTCACGGGCGAGTTTCGCCGGTCTGTTCGCGCGCTGGCCAACGATGCGCAGGCCATCAACCGGCCTGAGTCCGTCCTCGCCAGCGAGTCCGTACCTGTATCTGGACGCTTCGATAATCAGGAACCCGGTCGCGGTATGTGTTGTGCCCTCGGTCATTACGCATCCGCCTTAAGCACGGCGCTGGCTTTGTCCCGGTTGTCGCGATCGGTGAAGAACTCGACGAGCAAGATCTCGGCGGTAGCGTCGGCGGTCCAGGCGCATCGCGGGTCTGTACCGGACTCCTTGACGGACTCGCGCCACGCCTTCTGATTGGCGACCAGGACGGCGATACCGCGATTGCCCAATCTCTCGAACAGGTCAGCGATTTGCAGGTCCAAGACGTTGTTGGCGACGTTGGGGGAGCACTTCTGCTCGGCCTTGTCGAACGCGGCCATGAGCTCGTCGAACGTGGGGTTGGGGTCAAAGGTGATGGTCATGCCGCACGCCCCTGGCTCTGCTGCGGCGCGGAAGTGTAGGTGTCGGCGTACGATTTGAGCAGTGGCGCATGGCGTTTGCACCACACCTTCACCGATCCCACGATGATCTGGGCCGACTGATCGAGGCTGTACCCGCGCGCCGACAGTGCCCGATATGAGTACCGGATGCCGTCGAAATTGGGCTGCGCGTCCAGCTCGTTGCACACGCGCCAGCCGCTCGTCGTCACGAAGTCATCGGTCACCGGGTCGGCGTGCGAGTCCGGTGATGCCAGCAGCATCGCGGCGAGCACCGCGATAGCAGCCAGCACGACGGTGATCGCGTCGTAGCTGCTCAGTCGGGGTCGGCGGCGCCCGTGGGACCGCCTGCGGATATGTTGGGGCATGCCAAGTCCTCTCAGTAGGATTGGTTGGTAGGGGACGCTGGCGGTTTCTGTTTGGCGACGGGACCGCCAGCGTCTTTACTTATTCAGTTGTGGGACTTGCGATTACTTGGAGATTCGGCCCAAGCGTGCGGTGATGAGTTCCATCCCTCGCGGCAGGATGCGCAAGGTGTAGTGGGCACAGCTGCCCCACGAGTGCGCGACGACGTGCTCGTGCGCTTGGAAGTAGTGCGCGAATTGCGCGTAGTGGTCGTACTGCACCGCGCCACACGGAGCGTGTTTGGCGAAGATCAGCCGCTCATCTAGGAGCCACTGGCGAAACTCGCGCTCGCGCATGCCGAGCAGCTTGCCCGCCTCCCGGATCAGCCGGGACCCGCCTTGTGCCGTGAGGTAGGTGTCCGCCAGGTCGGCCTTGGGCGAAAGCTCTGCGATCCGAGCGTCCTTCGCCTCGATCATCCGCTGAGCTTCGAGCACGGCGGCGGCGAGTAGGTCGGTGCCTGTGAGCGCGGGCGCGGCCGTGGCGGTCTCGGCCTCACGGGTCTTGATGACGAAGTATGTCTGCGCGGCTGCGATTTCAGGCTTGCGTGGATCGCCATTGAGTGCGACGAGATAGCAGGCGTACCGGGAGAGGTGGTAGTCAGCCTGTGCCGGTCCTCGGCTCCCAGAAACTTTCCCGGAGGCGGGAAAGTTTTGCGCCGCGTCGTACCCGGCATTGCGGGCGGCAAGCTTGGCACGGCTGATGGCGTCGGCGAACCGTTCCCACTTCTCGTATCCGAGCAGCGGCATGAGATCACGTGCCGACCAGTACTCGCGGCCCTCGTCAGTCAGGTGACGGATGGCGTCGAACGGGGAAACGATCACTGGCGCGCTCACGAGGCCACCGCCTTGGACTGATTGCACCAGGCACGCAAGGACTCTCGGGACACTGCAACGCCGGTCATGTCATGGATTTCGTTGGCGATGCCCTGCCATGACTTGCCTTGTGCCCGGCGTGCGCCGACGAGATCGGGGAGTCTTCGACCACCGAGCCGAGCCTCGATCAGCAGAAGTTTTGCGCTCATGCCGAAATCATGACAGTCATGAAAAGTAATTGCAAGAGTGAAACTACAACGATGTGAGTATTAGCGGGTGAGGCCAGCAGAAATCTTGCAGAGATGCGGCAATGCTGCAATCATTGATGCATGACCACAGCGGAAAAAGCGCATGAAAAGAACTGGGTTCCGGCAGACACGCTGGCCGCCCGGGTTGTTGTCTTGCGGACCGCGCTCGGGCTCACCCGTCGCGAGTTCTCGCAACTCACCGGAATCACCGAGAACGCACTGCAGGGAATTGAGGGGGGGCGTAGTCCTCACAAGCTCGCGGAGAAAATCCAGGCGATCCATCAAGCCACGGGGGCGAGCCGTGACTGGCTTATGTGGGGCGGACAGCTAACGCCAGTGGGGGTGAGTGGCACAGTTCTTACTCACGAGTAA